GTCCGGGCTTCGGTCCGGGCTTCGGTCTGGGATTCGGTCGGGGCTTCGGTCGGGGCTTCGGTCTGGGCTTCGGTCCGGGCTTCGGTCGGGGATTCGGTCGGGGATTCGGTCCGGGCTTCGGTCGGGGCTTCGGTCCGGGCTTCGGTCCGGGCTTCGGTCGGGGATTCGGTCGGGGATTCGGTCCGGGCTTCGGTCCGGGCTTCGGTCTGGGATTCGGTCGGGGCTTCGGTCGGGGATTCGGTCGGGGATTCGGTCGGGGCTTCGGTCTGGGCTTCGGTCCGGGCTTCGGTCTGGGATTCGGTCGGGGCTTCGGTCGGGGCTTCGGTTTATGGATCGCACGATGCGGGATGGTTGTCGTTTTACGATTATTTCCGTGAGGTGGTTGGCCTCGAAAAAGAAACCGAAAAAATCACCGGATTGTGCGAACTGGCGAAATCCGCTGGATGGGCAATCCCACACGCAAATATTTGCTGGGTCAGTGAAAGGCACTCGTTTTTGACACGCGACGATCGTGGTCGTCTTCACTCGATTGGCGGTCCAGCTGTGTCCTATCCGGACGGCTGGAAGATCTACGCAGTGCATGGTGTACGGGTTCCGGCGGATATAATTGAGTCGCCAAAATCGATTACGATTCAATCAATCGACTCCGAGACCAACGCGGAAATTCGCCGTGTGATGGTCGATCAGTATGGCCACGGTCGGTACCTGAAGGATTCTGGAGCGCTACTGGTGAATCAATCGAAGCGCGGAAAACTATGGCGTAAAGAGCAGCCAGGCGATGAACCGATTGTCATGGTCGAGGTGATCAACTCGACACCCGAATCAGATGGATCGAGGAAGACCTATTTTTTGAGAGTTCCTCCAGATATCGAAACGGCCGCGCGGGCCGTCGCGTGGACATTTGGGATCATCGACTCAAAGCAATATCGACCAAGGACCGAAACGTGATTTGCCCTCGCTGTCGGATGCCGACCGTCGACCCGCGCGGTTGCCCGAGCTGCCTCGCCGAACGGGCCGTAGAAAAAGCGCCGTGCCCGTACTGCGGCCGGCTGGCCCGCGAGCGAGCGGCCGAAAGGCGCCAATGCTGACGGTGATCCTTATTATAGCCGGGTGTCTGGCCGCGATCGCGTGCGTTGTCGCGATCGTCCTCGATATCCGCCGTGCGCGGCAGAAGAGGGATGCGCCCGAGGCGTCTATTTGGTCTGGGAATATTGGTTTTCAGATCATGGACACCTCGATAATCTCCGAGACGCTCGAGTTGGCCCGGCGGGTCGAGACCTTCCTGGGCGTGAAGATGAAGCCAATCGTGATTATATTCGTCGCGGGACCGATTGTGCTCTCGGACGGCAAAACCGCGTGCGGCCTATACCACACCGACGACGAATGGACACACCCCTGGATCGAGGTCAGCACCGGGTTCGGGGTGTTCATCCCGCAGACGATCGCCGATACGGCGCTCGAGCATGAGCTGCTTCACCACGCGAGTGGACTTGGCGACACGGCGGAGTTTCGGGAATTGGTTGCGCGGTACAGCGCAGGGAGGGCCGGGTGATGCGCCTCGTAGTGATTGAATCGCCCTACGCGGGCGACATTGAGCGGAACGTCGCGTACGCACGGGCCGCGATGCGTGATTGCCTTATGCGCGGCGAGGCGCCGTTCGCGAGCCATCTACTCTACACCCAACCAGGCGTACTCCGAGACGACATCCAGTCAGAGCGCACTCTCGGGATGGCGGCTGGGTTCCACTGGGGAGCCAAGGCTGACGCGACCGTGGTCTACATAGATCTTGGAATCACTAAAGGTATGGAAGATGGAATGCGCTCGGCTCGGATAGAAAGCCAGCCGATCGAGCAGTGTTCGATCCCGGATTGGAATAAAAAATGAGCGGCTATACGAAGCTGTTTTCCTCGATTCTCCAATCGACTGTTTGGCAGGAGCCAAGCTCGACGAAAGTGGTGTGGATCACGATGCTCGCCCTCGCTGGGAAGACCGGGGTAGTGGAGGGCTCGATCCCAGGTCTCGCTCACACAGCGGGCGTCACAATCGACGAATGCGAGGAGGCGCTTCGGAAATTCCAGTTCCCGGACCCGTACTCACGATCGAAGGATTTCGAGGGGCGTAGGGTTGCTGAAGTAGACGGTGGGTGGATGGTGCTGAACCACGGTAAATACCGGGAACTATTATCAAAAGATAATGAGGCCGAGGCAAATGCTCGGCGCCAAAAACGTTACCGAGAGAAAAACAGTCACAATAACGGTAACGTAACGGTTCGTAACGGATCCGTTACGCAAAATAACGCCATACCAGATCCATCTTCAGATGCATCTTCATCTCCAACTCCAACAACACCCCAAAGATCTAAGATCTCCGTAATTGCTACAGGGGCGGAGCCGAAAAAAACGCTCGGCTTCGCCCAGGTGGCCGAACCGCTCGAGCTCTCGAGTCCGGAAATCATTCCCCCCGCGGCAGTTCCGCCGCCGCCCGCCCCGGATTCCGGGGGAGGGGAGCAGACCGAGGCGTTTGCGATAGACGCCGAACTGCCCCCTTCCCCGGTTCCCGACGAACCGGAGACCTTCCCGGAAGGCGTTGGCCCTCCGGTCGTCACGATGCAGTGCGTTGGTACCACCCGAAAAGAGTTCACGGTTAGAGAATCCTTGGCGGCCGAGTGGGCGGCTGCATATCCGGGCGTCGACGTGCCGCGTGAGCTCAAGCGCGCCGCGCAGTGGGCAGCCGACAATCCGACCAAGCGCAAGACGTTCCGTGGGGCCCGTAGGTATTTCAGCGCGTGGCTTGCTCGCGCGCAGGACGGCGGAAACGGGGGACGGGTGAATGCGGGGAAGGGATCGGCTCAACCGGTTGGGAAGTTCGACGCGTACTGCGGCCGGATTGATTTCCTCACCGGAAAACGTCTCGACGGGGAAGGGTTCGATGGCGATGGTATTTACGGAGAGAAACAATGACTCGAGAGCGACTGGATGGAATGCGGATGCCGGCGAGGATCGCCGACCTGCTCATGAGCAATAATCTGGACCTCGAGCGGCCGTTGCTGCGGAAAGCGCAAACCGCGTGGAATCGAAATGAGACGCTGATTATTCTCTCCGGACAGACGCAGAGCGGGAAGAGCACGGCGGCTGGGTGGTTGGCTGCGAACGCTCGATCTCCTGGACGGAAAATCACCGCGATGGTGAATTGCTACGAGGGAGATGACGGAGCGTACAAGGCCTGTGTCGATGGCGTTTGGTACGGGTACTGGGTCCGAGATGAAGTGGTCGAAGTCGGAAGTCACCCTCTTGACGGATTATGGATTCACGCACCGTCAGCGTTTGACAACATCTTCCAGCCGGCCTTCTGGAAGAAAAACGAGAACTCGGGCGTGATGGTTCTCGATGATCTCGGACTTGAGCCGGGAGACGAACGCGTGAAGGCGCGAATCATCGGCCTGCTCGTGACTCGATTCGACGGAAACGCTCGAACGATCATCACGACCAATCTCGACCGTGTGCAGTTTCAGGCGCAGTACTGCGCGGGAGCGGGAAAACGGATCTCGGCGCGACTCGGGCATGGTTGGATCAACGCGATGGCGCCGGTGCTGGCGTTGGAGCTCCAGCCATGACCCTGTTCTACATCCTGATCGGGATCGCCTTCGCGCTCGAGATACTTGCTTGGATTCGGGTCGCCCGATGGTTCGACCAGCATGCGCCAAGGCATAACCGATGCAAGATTCGGCCGACGGTCGTCCGGGACATTGCCTCCGGATACCCCCCAGAGCTGCTTCCGTGGGTGGCGCGGAAGGTCTCGGCCCCAACCCAAGAATCGATTCCTTGAATGAGCGACCCCATTTCTATAAGGGTTTTAGAGCGATTCGGAGAGGTACTGGGCCTAACCCGTACCAGAAGGCGGGTGGGGGTCGGTCACCCTCTACCGAATGCCGCCAACGCGCGGGCGCGCGATCCTTACCAACGCGCGCGCGTGATCTATAGCGCGAGAAATCCAACGAGCCGATATGCCCGCCTGATGCGCGGGCTTCTCGAGGGACCGGAGGACGAACGATGACGACCGATTTCAATCCGCGCGTGACCGGCCGACTTCAATTCGCCATCGGTGTGCACGTCTTCCGGCTCCGAACACCCTGGGGCTCACTCTACTTCCGGCGCCCATGGTGGACACTCGCGCCTGGATTCGCTCTTCGCTGGTTCCTGTATTACCGGTGGGTGAACATATGAGAAAACGGACAAACCGTGGGCCGCTGACCATCTCTCGGAACCTCGAGCGGCAACTGCGCGAGCAGCTCGCGATCGATCTCTCGGACCCCTGGGACGCTCACGCCCAGAAGGCAAAGTATCTGCTCGACCGGCTCGATGAGGCCAGGAAGGGGAAAAAGTGAACGTCAATTTCACCGTCCCGGTGAATCCGATCGGCGTAAACGAGACCTACCGGGTCGTCCGATTCGGAAAGCGGGCCGGGCTCGCCAAAACCTCGACCGCGAAGGCCTACCAGGACGCAATCCGGATCTGTGCCCGACGGGCCATGCGGGGAGAGAGACCCAACACCCGCCCAGTCGAGGTCTCGCTGTGCTTCACCTTCCGCACTTCACGCTCCGACATCGACGGTCCAGTGAAGTCGACCCTCGACGCCATGAATGGAATCGTCTACCTGGACGACTCGCAGATTCAGAGGCTGGCAATCCAGCGCTGCGTTGACAGAGACCACCCGCGCGTCGAGATCTGCGTTCGCCCAAGTGATTTCATACCAAAATGGCAGCCATATAAGTTAGAAGCTTGACATTTTGGCACGAAACGAAAACAATGCGCGTATATGGGCTGCAAAAAGAGCAAACGTAAGAGCCGGTAAGGCGAAAAACGGAAAATGATAGCGAGGAAAGCGAACCCAAAAAGTCTCGCGAACCTCAAAGTTGGGGGAAGTCCCGGCCGCCCCAAGGGTGTACCGAATGGAGTAACTGGGTCTGCCCGTGAAGCCTTCCAGGCCGTATTCAACGTCCAGATACCGTTCGCGAATGAGTGGTTTAAACGCGCAGCAAAAACGAATCCAGCCAAAGCGCTCGAGCTACTACTCTCCCTTGGTGAACATTTCGTTCCAAAGCTCAACCGAACTGAGCTGGTAGGCGCGGGCGGAGAGAAGCTTTCTGTTTCTATCGTGATCAACGGGATCAAGAAGGATTCCAATGAGTGAATCAGCCCTTGCTCTACGCCGCGCGGTTGCGCATCTTCGAGACGAGAACCTTGAACTCCGTCTCGCTCTTGTGCGCACCACCAAGCAGCTCGCTGAGACCATCGAGGAATACAGACTGCTTAGGGTTCCGTTCTTCCGGAGATGGAGACTCCGCCGGCTCAGAAAACGACAGGCTGAAAACCGGGATAAGGAGCGCAACTATAGGCTTATGGATGATCACGGGTCGTCAAAGCCGGAGGGCGTGGAAGAGCCCGCAGTAGCCAGTGAGCCACCTCTGATCATCGTGCCTGGAAGATGAGATGCCCGGGATCGAGATCAAGTATCAGGCCCCCCCGACGCTTGGTCGTTTCCTCGGGTCTGATGCATTTCTGCGTGGGGTAATAGGGCCTGTAGGTTCTGGGAAGTCGAGCGCATGCGTGATCGAGTTCCTCCGCCGTGCTTCTCAGCAAGCGAAAGGGCCGAGTGGAAAACGGCATACTCGTTTCGCGGCCATCCGAAACACATACCCTCAGTTACGAGATACAACCCGTAAAACATTCGAACAATGGATCCCCTCACAACTCGGCCGATGGCGTGAGCAGGAATTCATCTTCGAGATGCGGTTCGATGATGTCGTGAGTGAGATCTTGTTTCGCGCTCTCGACCGGCCGGAAGACGTTAAGAAGCTGCTCTCGCTTGAGCTCACGGGCGCTTGGATCAACGAGGCGCGTGAGGTCCCGCAGTCGGTGTGCGATCTGCTCCAAACGCGTGTGGGACGGTATCCATCGAAGGCCCAAGGCGGCGCGTCATGGTTCGGCATCTGGCTCGACTCAAACCCGTGGGCTAAGACTCACTGGGGGTACAAGATGTTTCGGGCCCCTCGGCCAGATGGATACGAGCTCTTTGAGCAGCCGGGGGGACTTGACCCACTCGCCGAGAATATCGAGAATCTACCAGATAAATACTACGAGCGAATATCCCTGAAGAAGTCGAGCGATTGGTTGAAATCGTATCGAGACGGGCAGTACCCAGACGCGGACGAGGGGACCATCTGGGGAGTGCAGATGGCCCTGCTTGAGGCCCGCGGAGGGATCTGTGAGTTCGATCACCCGCTTGATGGCGTGTTCACGACCTGGGACCTTGGATTTACGGACTCGACGGCCATCTGGTTCTGGCGAATTGGTGCGCATGGTGTGCCTGATGTGATCGACCACTATGAGGCGCACGGAGAGCCCCTCTCGCACTATTTCGATGAGCTCGCCAAGCGTGGTTACCAGTATGTTAAGCACTGGCTTCCTCATGACGCTAGGTCGAAGACGCTTCAGACTGGCGCATCAATCATCAATCAGTTCGTGGCTCGGTTCGGGGTTGGATCCGTGGCGATTGGCCCAGAGTTATCGCTCATGGATGGCATACAAGCCGGCCGTTGGTTGCTTGAGCAACCTGTGCGGATCCATAGGCGATGCGAGGCCGGAATAGAGGCCCTGAAGGCGTATCACAATATCTGGGATGAAAACGCAAAGGTGTTCAGCCGAACACCTGAGCACGATTGGTCAAGCCACACAGCGGACGCATGGCGCTATCTGGCCTGCGTCGCCAAATCGTCTGAACTCATGACGCGAAAGAAAGAGCCGACCAAGACCAAACCGATAGGGTCGCTCTCGAATAGTTTCACTCTTGATGAACTCTGGAAAGAACGGGAGAGGGGAAGGATCTGATGCACTGTAGATCTACTAAGCAAAGAAGGGCAGCAGAACGTCGCAGACGTTCCGGTCTGGTATGGATTGGAAACTGGATAACTGGAGATAGACACCTGGAAAGATGGCCTTCTTTGATCCTTGGCCGAGACCTGTTCGACCTATCCAAGAGCCCAATAGAACACCGGAGAATGTGGAATAGACATGTCTGAAGCAATCGAACGCCGCTCCCAGTTTTCTGATACGCCGCAAGGCTGGGCTGAGCGATGGCAGGTAGAGATCGCGGCTGCACGCAAAGAGGTCGAGACCTGGCACACGCAGGCCACGAAGGCGATTGCCCAATACTTGGACGAGAAGCGGGATGCTGAGTACCAGGAGGGTGGTCGACTCAACCTGTACCATTCGAACATCACGACACTACAGGCGTTACTGTACGGAAAAACACCTAGTGTAGATGTCGGCCGGCGGTTCGCGGATTCGGACGATGATCAAGCTCGAGTAGCGGCTGAGATGATCGAGAGGATGCTAAACACAGACATCGAGCGCGATTCGGACAGCTACGCTGATGCGATGGAACTTGCGCTTTTGGACCGTTTGCTGGCCGGGCTCGGCGTAATGAGGATGCGGTACGTGGCCGAGTTTGAGACACAAGAAGTCCCGGCACAAGTCGGAACTCAGCCGGACCCCGTGACGGGACAACCAGTAGAGATAGAGCTTGCCCCTGCATACTCACAAGAGGTGAAGACATTTGAGGATGTCGAGACGGACTACGTCCATTGGCGTGACTTTCTCTGGAGCCCGGCCCGTGTCTGGAAGGAAGTCCGCTGGATCGGATTCAGATCCTTCATGCCGTATGAGTCGCTTGTTGATCGATTTGGTCAGAAGATCGCCGACGAGGTCCCGCTCAAGAGCAAGAAGCGTGGTGACGATGAAGAGGGAACTGGCCTCGAGGCCGATCCGTGGTCGCGCGCAGAGGTCTGGGAGATCTGGAGCAAAGAAGACAAGAAGGTCTACTGGTGGGTAGATGGTTGTGACGTAATTCTTGACGTAAAAGATGACCTGCTTGGCCTTGATGGATTCTGGCCATGTCCGCGGCCAATGATGGCCAACGTCGCAACCTCGAAGTTCGTGCCGAAGCCTGATTTCGAGATCGCGAAGAAGCTTTACTACCAGATCGATACGCTGTTCGTAAGGATTGGACTGCTTGAGAAGTCGATCAGGGTATCAGGGGTGTACGACAAAGCGAACCCGGACGTTGGCCGACTCATCTCGATCGCCGCGGAAAACGAGCTCGTGCCAGTAGACAATTGGGCGATGTTCGCAGAAAAAGGCGGACTCAAGGGATCGGTCGATTGGTTCCCGATCGAGACGATCACACTTGTTCTCGACAAGCTGACTTCTCAGCTCAACCAGAAAATTCAGCTCCTGTACCAGATCTCTGGAATGTCGGATATCATGCGGGGCGCTACAAATCCAACCGAGACGCTCGGCGCTCAGCAACTGAAAGCGAAGTTCGCTAGCGTGCGGGTCCAGCGGCTCCAGGACGATGTTGCTCGGTGCGCGAGTGATGCCCAACGAATTCGGGCGGAGATCATCTCGAAGCATTTCGACCCCGAGACAATCATGACTCGGTCGAACGTCCAGTACACTGATGATCGGGATCTCGCTCAGCAAGCCGTCCAGCTCATCAAGGATCGCTTCCACGCGTACCGAATCACGGTGAAGCCAGAGGCTGTGGCAATGACGGATTTCGCCGCGCTCAAGCAAGAGCGGACCGAGTTCCTTGCCGCGCTATCGAGCTTCCTCCCTCCGATGATGGCGGCTGCACAACAGATTCAAGGCTCTCTCCCGTCACTGCTCAAGATGCTCAAGTGGGTGATGACAGGGTTCCGCGGCGCTTCGACGATCGAGGGAGTGCTTGATCAGGCAATTGCAGCGGCCGAGAAGTCGGCCCAGCAACCCACTCCGCCAAAGCCCAATCCTCGGATACAAGTCGAGCAGGTGCGCGCAAAGGCCGGGCTTGAGCGCGAGAAGGTCAAGGCTCAGATAGATCTCTTGAAGATCGACAAGCAGACCGAAGGAAAAGTCATTGAGCAGGGGGCGCAGGCCATCTTCTCGGAGGGTCGAGAGCGGCCGGTCCCTCCGGAGGTGCCGATATGAGAGGAACAGCCGCAAACGAAGCTGTAGTTTCACAGGCCAATACCCCTGAGTTCGAGCAGGGCTACGAACGCGTCTTTGGGAACCTGCAGGCGCAGCGTGGCCGCTGGGTCTGGGATGCGGAACTCGGCGAACTCGTGCGTTCCGAGGACTACAGGCCACAAGAGCGCGCTCTCGATGCGCCAATCATGACCGGTCGATTCTACGAGGGAACACAGGTTGATGGCCGAGATCTCGGTAGTAGGGCTCGGTATCGGGATTATCTGAAGGAAACCGGCTGCGCCAACGCGAGCGACTACCGAGATCATTGGTCTGAGCGGAAGGCGCAGAAAGAGCACGAGCGCCATGACCGGAAGGACCGAAAAGAAGCGGTAGGACGCGCAGTATACGAGGTGATCGAGAAGGGCAAGCGCCCAGTGAGGAGATACCTTGACGACCCGACTTGAAGCGATGATCGCGGCGCTCCGAAATATCGGTAAGAGCGCAGAGACCGAAGAAGAGATCGACGAAAACGCAGAGACCGCAAAGGGCGGCGCCGAGGCGATCAATGAGGCTCTTCCTGAAGGGGTGTCCGGGCGAAAGGCCGTATTGGCGCAGAGGGAAAAAATGCGCCGAATTGACAAGATTCTCGAAGACGGGAGATGATCATGAGGATATTTGCATGTCTTTTGGTGATGTTGTTTGCGGTCCAAACGTTCGCCGCCGACTGTGTATGGTTGCCGGTGACGGGGGCAACGCGCAGTAAAGTAGCAACCGGTGCGGCAAACTGCACTTTCACTGAGGCGACTGCATCAGCCACGGACGGCATGTGGCTCGATTCAGTTGGGGCGTTTTCGGTGATGGTTTGTGCGGACGCAGGCCAAACGGTGACGACCTCTTTCGCGCTGAACGCCTATGTGTACGATTCCCTTGCGCTCGTTTGGGCACCTGCTGTTGCGTGGAATCTCGCGGCCAATACCGGGATCAACGAGAGGTGTCAACCGATGGGGGGATTCTCAGTTTCGGGCCCAGTGGGTCGAATAGCATTTGCGCCGAGTGCGGGGGCCGTGAGTAGTGGAAATATTACCATCAGGATAAACGCTGTCCAGGTTGGTCGGTACGATAGTCAGACGCAACTGTGAGGCCCGCCATGCGAAAACTCTTTCTTGTTATTGCTCTTCTACCTGTCCTCGCTGTAGCACAGGTGCTATCTGCTCCATCTTCTGTGGGGTATGACGGCGTCTCGACCGTGCCGCTCACGGCGCCTGCGCTCTGTCTGCGAGGCGGTGCAATGGCGTGGTCAACCACCGCCTTGGCTACAGGGGCCTATAACGGTGTCGCCAGTAACGGATTTGCGACGGTCGCGGTTGGCAATGGAGTAGCAGCCGTATCGCACGATGGCGGCGTCAGTTGGACCTCGACAACGATCCCAGCGGGATTCTGGTTTAACGTAAAGTGGATTGGTTCTCGCTTTGTGGCAGTCGGTGATGGTGACGACGGTTTTGGGGCGCAGACCGGCACCGGGGCTGTGGCGACATCCACCGATGGGACTACCTGGGTGGCGCAGACCGGCACCGGAGAAGGCTCATGGCTGGCTATCGCCTGGAACGGGAGGATAGCCGTTGCGGTGAGCGACTCAGGCACCGTAATGACCTCTCCGGACGGAGTCACCTGGACCAGCAGAACGATCTATTCGACCCCTTATTCGTCGGTCGAATGGTTCGTTGACAAGTTCATAGCAATGTCGGCAACAAGGGCTACCACCTCTCCGGACGGAGTCACCTGGACGCCCAACACGATCTCTCTCTCGAACGTGATGGACGTCGCGTGCAGCACGTCAATCTGTGTGGCTGTTGGGGGCGCGAATATCGCCGCAAGCAGCACGAACGGAACGACGTGGACGACCAGGACGATTGGCACGGGGGACTGGGTGTCGGTTGCGCATGGAGGTGACAAGTTTGTGGCCATCACGACCGGTAACAGCATCGCAACAAGCACGAACGGAACGACGTGGACGACGGTCTCAGAGAGCGGCGGATACGGCATAGGTTGGGGCCAATCCAGATTCACTATCGTCGCCGAGAACGCCGCAAGGAGTTCGTGGGATGGAAATACATGCCCTGATTCCCACGGACAAACGATCGCGGGAACTCAGATATTCACATCAGGCATCAGCGTAGGAACGCCTGGCTCGACGATCTCTTCTAGTGTTCGCTGCACCGCTACGCTTGCCACCGCGGCCATCGCGGCCGCCAGGACGGCAACGCAGAGCATCACCTGCCCGGGTGCAGCCGTAGGCGCCGAGTGTTCAGTTGGCGGCGCGACCACCCTTGAGGCTGGGCTACTCCAGACGTGCCGCGTGAGTTCTGCGGACACGATCGATCTTCGCACATCGAACATCAGCGCGGCTTCGATCACCCCTGCCGCCAATCAAATCTGCTCGGTTCGAGCGGTCAACCCGTAGGAGGTCACATGTTCCGGACAGTTATTGCTGCACTATTTCTTTTTGCCGCATTGCCCACTCTAGCGCAATTCATCACAGACGATGCCAATGCCGTCTTGCATGTATACTGGGACACCTACGGGATCCAGGACACCAAGGCCAACGCGTGGGGCGAGACGGGCACCGTCACCCCGGCCGGCGCGGAGTTCGGATACTCAGCCGGCGCTGAGGGCTTCACGTCGGGCGATTGGTACTTCAACGGCTCGAACGACCCTCAGCCGAGTTGGAATCCGCCTTATTCGGTGATGGACTTCACGGCCGATGAATGCGCCTATGACCCCTGGATCTGCGGCTCGCCGAGCTTTACTGGCGTGCTCGCCTTTAAAAACACTGGTGGTGATACAAATCCAGGAACCCGCTTTTTGCTGTCTACCCCGACACTTGGGACAGGCAACGGCTGGTATCTGTACACGCAGAGCTTCGGTACGCCTCCACGTGAACGCCTCGTGTCCTTCTACTCGCCAGGGCTCATGTGGCCCGCTCCCCCACGAGCGCAGGATAACCAGGGAATTGTCGCCGGTGACGGCCTACAGGTCATCTGCTTTGGAGTCACAGCAGACCTTGAGCCAGCGATCAAGGCAAATGGAAGAGCGATCGTGACCGGCCCTGCGGGTGACTGGCAGGACTTGTGCGATCCGCCGACTGGAGCCCCAGAGTGCATAAGCGCGTTCATTCCGTCCTATGGCCCTGGCTATCTCGGGATTCATGACGGCTTCGGAACGCAGTGGCGGCCAGCGACAGATAAGACTTACTATGAGTTCTATATCACGCGGACGCCAATCACGTCGACTCTGTGTGAGGACCTTGAAGCGGAAATCCGCGGAGAGTAATGACTTGGCTCCTTGCACAGGGCGAGCACCTGCCTGCGATCTTAGTCGCGATCATCGCAACGGTCAGCGTGTGCCGGCTCCTGTTCGCGCAGCGCGAGGAATGCGAGTCAATCAAGGCGGAGATCGCGGATCTTAAGACGGACGATTCGCACCACATGAACTCCGTGAAGGGAGCGCACGGACGTATTGACTCCTGGAGCCAGGCAATCCACGCCGACATGGTGAAGTTATTTGAGCGAGCAGAGCGGGTTGATTGTCTAAACGGGATCAAGACGAGGTCAAATTCCTACCGTCATCGCCCGTCGATTGACCCAAAGAGATTGCGTAGAAAGAAGAGAGTAAAAAAATGAATGAGCTCTTTCAGGGCGCGATGCTCGCGATCCAGATGGCTATCTTGGCGGTCATGTTCGTATCGCTGGCGGCGTTGAAGCGGTGCATTCGGGAATGCCGGAACGTGGCCGAGCACGCGAGGGCGACCGCAAATATGAATGAGGTGATGGCCCGCGGGATTGCGTCGGCATATCAGCCGATCCAACTGAAGCAAGACGATCAGGGCCGTGAAATCGTCGACCTGAAAAACCGAGTGGACCTATTGGAGGCACGAGCATGATCCAGATTGAGCACAGGCCAGCAAACCCGCTGAACTACAGCGAGCGGCGAGGTTCGAAGATCGACATGATCGTGATCCATACGACCCAGGGACCGACTGCACAATCGGCGATCAATTGGTTTGCGGACCCGGACGCGCACGCGAGCGCGCACTACGTGATCTCTCCGGAGGGGAAGATCTACCGGTGCGTCGATGATACCAAGAACGCCTGGCATGCGGGGAACGGTCCGTACAACCGGAGGTCAATCGGTATCGAATGCGCGGGGGATTGCTACCACGCGAAGATGTGGACCCCGGAGCTCGTGGCCGCGCTCCATGACCTCTGTCGCGACATCTGCAAGCGGCTCCACATCCCCGCCGATCGAGAGCACATCATCGGACATGACCGGGTACCGAATCCGAAGGACCCGACCAAGTTCGGCGGCGCCAATGGCCACGTCGACCCTGGAAAGCACTTTGATTGGACCGCTCTTTACGCAGCGTTAGAGGTCTCCAAATGAACACGATCGTCGCCGGGTATCGGAAGGGCATTCTCTTCGTCGCCTTTGGCGCACTCCTGTTCGCTGGTCTTTGGGTGACGCTTCGGACGGCGGGACCACTAAACCTACTTGCAGCCGCGGCGCTTTTTGGCTCGTACGCGGGCGCACTTGGCGTCGCTTTCGGGACGCTCATGAACGCATACGGCAAATCCTACGCGGCCAACGCTGAGATCGCGGTGGGCCAGATCGCGGCCATGCCTCCGCCCGCCCAACCTGATCCCTATCGTCCTCCTCCACCCCCGGGACCTCCCGCGTGAACGAGGCCGAGCTCCTCGCGCATCAGGAGGCGGTGTTGCTCCTAGAGTTCTCGCACAGTGCCCTTCGGCTCGTTTGCGGAGTGGTCGATCAGCCGGGCCTCACGCTCGCCATGCGGCTGATTGAGCGCGCCCTGGAGAGCGAACACGCGGCGATTGCAGCCGCGGGAAACGGAGCAGCGTCATGACCCTCGCAGAGAGACTTCAGGCGGTGGCGGCCGGCGCGAAAGCGTTTTGGTACGTGGCGCTGATCGTGGCCGTGCTCTTCGCCCTCGCGCTACTTGCCCGCGCCTGCAATGGAGAGCGCGAGGCAAAGGCGGAGCTGATCAGAGTGCAAGAGCAGGCCGAGATCAGAGCCGCTGGCCTCGAGCTCATCGAGGGCGCAGAGCAGGCGGCGCTCCAGCTCGAGCTCGAGCAGGCAAAAAAAGGATCAGCCAGCTTCGCCGAAGCGCTCGCGCGGGCCGAGGAAGCGCTCAAGGCGCGGACCGTGATCGTCGTGCGGGCCAGCACTGGGCCGGTTCCGGTCGAGACTCCGGAAAATCCGGATCCACCGAAGAAACCCGATGGCGCTCCGGCCGAGCGGCCGTGCCTTCTTCGACCTGGAGATCAGGGCGAGGTGGCCGTCACCGAGGCGGTACTCGAGACCGAGGCCGGCAACCGCGTACTCGTAGGCGCTGCAGAAGCATTCCGCGTCTCGCCCGCGCCACGCCTGCGACTCTTCGGCGGGAGTTTCCGGACCGAGATCACCGAGGCCAAGGGCGAGCCAGTTCCGCTCGAGAGCTCGCCTGGGTGGGGCGCCGGGCTCATGGCCGGGTACGGGACGAGTGGGCCGCTTGGTTCCGCCGTCGTGGCTACGCCACCCGTGTTCGGCGATCACCTGTTTGGAATCGGCGCTTTTTCCGCCGGCCCTGGTTCCGTTGCTTTTCAGGCGGGATTTATTTGGAGGCCCTGACATGGAAAACGAAACTGAAGAAACCAGTCTCAGAGACGATATAGAAAGCGCCTTCGAGGCGAGTTCTACACCTGCACCCGAACCGGTGACGGTTAGCCAACCGACCTCGGCGGTTTCCCCACGGGAAGCCGAACCCACTCCGGCTCGAACTCGAGCTGAAGATGGAAAGTTCGCAAAGAAACCCACCACGGATCCGGAGGAGCCCAACGGGGCGATGAAACCGAAATCCTCGGTGGGCCGGGATGCAGCGGCCCCCGAGTCGCCAGGGTCCGGCCCTGGGGCCGCTGCGCCCGTTGAGTCGGTTCCAGTTCAGGCGCTGAAGGCTCCGCAGAGTTGGAAGCCGGCCGCGCGGGAAAAGTGGGCGTCCCTTCCTCCAGAGGTACAACAGGAGGCAATCCGCCGAGAGCGTGAATCTGAGCATGCACTCAGAGAGTCGGCCGAGGCGCGCAAAGGGTATCAGCAATTTCGCGAGGTCGTTGGGCCTTACGAGGCCTTCATCCGCGCGGCCGGATCCGATCCGCTCAAGACCGTCGAGAATATGTGCAGAACGGCTGTGATGCTCAGAACCGCGCCCCCTGCTCAAAAGGCTCAAGGGATCGCGTCCCTGATTCGTGAGCACAACATCGACATCAACTTGCTTGCTGCGGCGTTAGACGGACAGCCAATGCCGCAGAGTGCGCGAGGAAACCAGGGGGAACTTCGCGATCCTCGTGTAGATGCCCTATTCGAGAAGATCACCCAGGCCGAAGAGCGAAGGAATCAATCGCTTGTCACAGAAGCAAGCCAAAGCCTCTCGGAATTCGCGGAAACACACGAATTCCTTGACGATGTGCGCCTAGACATGGCGGACCTGATGGAGTCCGCCGGAAAGCGGGGAATTGTCCTGACAAACGAGCAGGCATATAGTAAGGCCTGCATGCTGAATGACGACATAGCAAAGATCATTGAGCAGAGGAAAGCAGCTCAGTCCGCAGCGACTTCACAAGGAGCCACGCAGCGGGCACGCAACGCAGCATCAAGCGTGAGGTCTTCTCCGACAGTCCAAAGCAACGGGACCCAGTCGAAAAACCTCCGCGGAGTAATCGAAGAGGCCTTTGACGAGGCGTCTTCGAGGTAGTTTGCATCGATTCAAGTGAGAGCTCTCAGGTAGAGCCCACTCACTCCATAGGCCCCCTCGTGCGGCGGGGCGTGAGCGAACGGCGTTGGGCCGTCCACGCGCAGATAGTCGCGCAAGGTTCTCATGGAGTGAATATGGCTTTTGCAAACGCGAGTTACACCGACATCATCGCGACCACCCTCGAGCACCGCTCGAAGACGATCGCCGATAACATGTCGAGCAATACGGCCTTGCTCAATCGCCTCAAGGCGAAGGGCAAGATCCAGACGGTTTCAGGAGGTTCCAAGATCGTCCAAACCGTTTCCTTCGCTGAAAACGGAAACTTCATGTGGTACTCGGGGTATGAGACCTTGCAGGTCTCTCCCTCCGACGTGATCAGCGCGGCTGAGTTCGCGTGGAAGCAGTGCGCGGTTGCGGTTGTTGCCAGCGGTCTCGAGACTGACATCCAGAACACCGGTAAGGAGGCGCTGATCGATCTCCTTGAGGCCCGAATCGACGTAGCCGAGAAGACCATGCTGAACAACCTCTCGGTGGGTCTCTACTCCGATGGTACCGGATCAGGAGGGAAGCAAGTCACCGGACTGGGTGCAGCCATTCCGATCACCGTGACCAACACCTACGGCGGTATTGACCGGAACGTCTATACCTTCTGGCGTCCAATCTATCAGGCGGCCGGCTATACCTCGGCGACGCTTGTTGCCGGGATGGATCTGCTTTGGGCCCAGCTTGTCTCTGGGACAATCAAGCCCGATCTATACCCTTGCGACGCGAACATGTGGGCGTTGTACGAAGCTGCATTGCAACCGTTGCAGCGGATCACCGATCCCAAGATGGCCGATGCCGGATTCCAGTCGTACAAGTACAAGGGTGGAGATGTTGTACTTGACGGCGGGATTGGTGGGTCGTGCACCACGAAGACGATGTTCTTCCTGAACACCGACTACATCCACTGGCGCCCGGCCGCTCGCCGAAACATGGTTCCACTGTCCCCGAATCGGCGTTTCGCCACCAACCAGGATGCGGAAGTACAGCTCCTCGCCTGGGCTGGCAACCTCACCATGTCCGGCTCGCGTTACCATGGCCGGCTCGTGGATTCCGATTAACGCGCAGTAAAAGAAAGGAGGAACTAACCAAATGGCGTTCAAGCATTCAGGTTCTCGAATCGGACTCCCGATTGTAACGGATCATTCCACAACCCAGGCCGCACCTCTTGGGTACCGGGCTATCATGGGAGATCCAACCTACGGTGAAGGCGAGTTCATCTACGCAAAGGGCGTGGCGAACACGGTCGCCGGATCAGTCGTCCAGATCAAGGAGGATGACTTCACGACGGCGCTTCTTGACACCGACGTTGCCGATACCCTTATCGGAACAATCGGTGTTGCGATGGCAGCAACCGTAGCCGGGGAGTATGGCTGGTATCAGGTGAAGGGCCGGTGCGCCGCAGCAGTGAGCGGCGATGTTGCCGACAATGCTCAGGTGTTCGCGACTGCGACGGCTGGATCAGTCGACGATACCGGTGTGGTTTCGGCACAGATCCAGGGCTGTAAGACCGCGTCTGAAGATGCGGCCGGTTTCTGTGAACTGGAACTGAATTACCCGTGGATTGGAGTAGTTGACACCGCTCCATAGCTTCAGGGCCCGCCCTCATTGTGGGGGCGGGCCTTTTTACAGCAGCAAGGAGATGACCCGTGCTCCAAATAGCAACCGAAGACGAAGTGAAGATGGCAGAGCAGATCTACACAGGAAATACGAATGCAGGTGATGAGAAACTTGGAGTGAAGTTTTACATCGAAGCCGTCGAAAACAAGGAACTCTCACTCAAGAACAATCGACCCACATTCGAAGATCAGGAGTTCGTCGAGATTCGAATTCCCGGCGACCGAGACACGATCCGTGCCCCGGCGGCGCTCTACAGGGATCGGTTTCGGAGTCGGTACGAGAAATGGAAGGCCGGGCAGGACGATAACCACGGAGCGATAGGCCTGCCTCTCCGTGAGTGGACAGGTATCACAAGGTCGCGCGCTGAGGAGCTCCATCGGTTTGAGGTCTATACCGTCGAGCAATTGGCCGGCGTTTCCGATGTCCATCTCCAGGGGCTCGGACCGGGGTTCCTTGGACTTCGCCAGAAGGCTCAGGCGTACATCGAGGCATCAAAGGGAACGGCCGGGATCGAACAGATGCGCGTCGCGATGGAGCAGAAGGATGGAGAGATCGAAGTGCTTAAGCGCGCACTGAAGGAGCAAAACGAGCAGATCAAGGAGATCCAGAAGCACATGCCGATCGGGAAGCGAGGATAAACCATGGCGGCGAGATTCGACACGGCAGGAACGATCATCAATGACGTGGCGGTTGAGGTCGGTCTCTCCGCCGTGACGGATCCGTTTGCTTCATCCGATCCAAACTTCATCTTGCTCTGCAAGCTCCTAAAGAACGTTGGCCGAAAGCTCGCGCTGGCTCGCGACTGGACGTCAATGGTAAAGGAGCACACATTCACAACGGTCAACGGCACGGTAAGTTACGACCTGCCGGCGAGCTTTGCCAAAATGATCGATCAGACAGGCTGGGACCGCACAGGAGAGATGCCCCTGGGCGGTCCTCTTTCGTCTGAGCAATGGCAATACCTGGCCGCAACCGACTTCGGTACAACCATTCAGGTATTCGTTCGATTCTGGGGTGACAAGATCCATCTGTACCCCACTCCCGGCGCAACCGTTTTAACGATCGCCTTCGAATACTTGTCTCGCCTCTGGGTAATGCCGTCCGGAGAGACTAGCGCGACGGAAGACATCCCAGATGCTTCGACTGACACGATCCTGTTTGACCCTATACTGATGGTGTCGGCCCTTGAGCTTGCCTGGGCGAAGGCCAAAGGGTTTGATACGACCGCGGCACTCGAGGATTTCCAGCAGGCGTGGAGTTCGGTTGCGGGGAATGACTCTCCGGCACCTGTCCTGTCTCTGACACGCGGACCAATGGGGCCCCGATTTTTGGATATGTCAAACGTTCCAGACACCGGGTACGGAACCTGAAATGGTTCTTCGTTCCAGACCTCGGCCGACTCTTCACCGAACGGCGCACCTTCCTGCACCAGTAGGCGGGATCAATCGAGCCGATCCAGCGTCTGCAATGTCGGCCTCTGATTGCTTGGCGCTCGTCAACATGATCGGTTCCAAGTACGGACTGCGTGCCAGGTACGGGTTTCGGGACTGGTGCACGGGACTTGGAACCCCGGCCGAGGAAGCCAGGTCCATTCTGTCGTTTGCTGGATCGGCAGACGACGGCACGAATGACAAGTTGTTCGCTGGAACGAGTTCCGGGATCTGGGATGTGACGACCTCGAGCGATGCCCCAGATCTTGACTACTCATTCCCGGTTGCAGATGGAAACTCGGGATACGGGATCGGGACCAGCTTTGTCACGACGGCGGGGCATTACTACTGCTATTGTGATGAGACTAATGGTTACGTTCTTTACGAAGAGGACACCGACACTTGGACCCTTGTCCCTGCCGGAGCAGGCGCGGGCGAAATTAACGGTGTCGATCCGCGCAATCTTGCTTTTGTCGTAGCCTGGAAGAGCCGGCTTCTGTTCGTTGAAAAAAACACTGCCAATATGTGGTATTTGCCGGTTGGTCAAATCACAGGAACCGTGACCAAGTTCGACTTCGGAAACAAGTTCCGCTACGGCGGTCCACTTGTAGGACTCTGGAACTGGACGATCGACGGCGGTTCAGGGGTCGATGATTTGCTGGTTGCCGTGAGTCGCGGCGGTGATGTTGCTGTTTACCAGGGAACCGACCCTTCAGACGCGAACGCCTTCGCTCAGAAAGGAATGTGGTTCGTAGGAGCGGTACCGGCCGGGCGCCGAATCTGTACCGATTTCGGCGGTGACATCCTGCTCCTTTCTTCTCTTGGAGTAATCCCTCTGTCGAAGCTTCTTTCAGGCGGCCAACTCGCGAGCCCGGATACCTATGCGACTCGCAAGCTTGCGCCGCTCTTCACAGACGCGATGATCGAGCGGAAGCATCTGAGAGGTTGGGAGATCCGAATTCACCCAGAGGATTCGACCCTCATTATCCCGACCCCTGCATGGACGGGCCAGTCAGCCCAGCAGTTTGCCATGTCGCTTTCGTCGACCGCAAAAGGGTGGAGCCTTTACAGCGGGCTTCCGGTTGCGTGCTCGGAAAGCTGGAAGGGAAAGCTCTATTTCGGTACGGCAGATGGACGGATCTGCATCAACGACGGCCACTATGACAACGTGGCGAGAGATGGATCGATCGCCTCAGCATACGACGTTGAGTGGAATCTTCTTCCGGCCTTTGGGGCGTTTGGGAACGTGAACCTGAAGAGGATCCAGATGATTCGGCCAATCTTCCGGGTCGACGGTGCAAACCCGCGCCTTTTCGCGGCGGCCCGGTACGACTTTGACGAATCGACCATCTCGACAGCCTTGCCGGCCGCTTCCGCTACGACGGTAGCGCTCTGGGACGTTTCGCTCTGGGATGTGGCGGTTTGGGGCGAAGGGCTTCGAACAACTTCGAACGTGTTTGGGGCGACCGGGATAGGGAGTCACATGTCGGTCGCACTCGAAGGATCATCGCATGCCGAGACGATCCTGATTGGATTCGATTTGGCCTGGGATGAGGGGGGATTACTGTGAGCTACACCGTCCACGGAGCCCCCCCGAATCACCTTGGGTGGCTGGTTGAGCGCGTTCATTACGCCCCAACGATTCACCTTAAGGCCTTCGAAGCGGTCGACAAGGATGGCCAGATTGTCGGGATGATCGGGTTTGACAACTGGATGCCCAATAGCGTCGAGATGCACCTGGCGATCGAGAAGCCTATGTCGATTCGATTGCTGGCCCCTCCTGCATTCCGGTTTGCATTCGAGATTGCACAGCGCGAGTACATAATTGCGTTGGCCCCTGCGAGCCGTAGCAAGGTGCTGGAGTGGGGAATCCGGATTGGGTTCAAGGAGATTCACCGTCTGAAAGACGGCTGCGCGAAGGGTGACGATCTCGTGTATGCAGTCCTTCACCGAGACGATTGCACATGGTTCAGGGCTAACAGAAAGGCGGCCTAACGTGGATTTTATGATGATTTTGGACCTAATCAAAGGCATCAAGGGAATGCAGGGGCAGAACAAGGATCAGCAACAGGTCCGACCCCAGGCTCCAGTTACGGCGCCGCAACCGCAAGCAGCGCCTACCGTGATGCCTGCCCAGGGCGGAAAACAGATGCCAGAGCCGATGGCCGCCGGAATGACCGGAGGGTCTTCGGCCGGAATGGATCCGCGGCAACTCGCCATGATCGAAGCCCTTCGAAGCCAAAGGCAGGGAGGGTATTGACATGGGGTGTTTCAAGGCGGACGAAGTCGATATCCCGTCGCCTGATTTTCAGAGCGCGGCCGACACGCAAGCGCAAAGCAGCGAGCGGATCGCTCGAGAGACGACGCAGGCCAACAGGCCAAATATCGTCTCTCAAGAGGGATCGCAGAATTGGACTCGCGACGAAAACGGAAACTGGACGTTAACGAGCAGTCTTTCCCCTGAACGGCAAGCGGCTCTAGATGCTCAGATGGGAATCCAGCAGGGAAGGTCGACGTTGGCGAGCAGCCTAATGGGGAGAGTCCAGGGCGATCTCGGAACCGGGATGGATTGGGGTGCTCTTCCGGAGTCTGGCGGGTCAATCCAAGCGCGCGATCTCGCAACCGGCTTGGACTTCTCGGGAGCTCCATCTCTCTCGTCTGGAGAGGAGACCCGGAACAGAGCCGAAGAAGCCATTTACGGTAGGTCTACTGCTCGACTAGATCCACAAATGGAAGAGCAGGAAAACGAACTCAGGACCCGACTCTACAACCAAGGGTTGCGCGAGGGTGACGCGGCCTTTGATGCTGAGGTTGGAAAGTTCAACCAATCCAAGCAAGACGCTTACGCTGCGGCTCGACAAGACGCAATCGCGGCCGGCGGGGCCGAGGCATCGCGCGAGTACGGGATGGACCTCTCGTCACGTCAACAGTCGGTAGGCGAGACTACGAGTCAAGCAGACTTTATGAACCGTGCGGCGGCACAGGGCCTCTCCCAGGATCAGGCGGTGTCCGCGTACCAGAACCAACTCCGACAGGAAGCGATCGCGGAGGAAGCGCAGCGCCGTGGGATGAACTTGAACGAGATGAACGCGCTACTCAGCGGGCAACAGGTTGGCCAAATGCAGACGCCCAGTTTCCTAAGCGCAACTGGGGCAGACCCAACGCAATCTCTTGCAGCGGCCAATATGTCCTATCAGGCTATGTTGGACGAATACAACGCCAATGCTGGGAGACGCAGTACTGCGGCACAAGCGCTCGATCCAGCTGGGCTCTTCCAGTTTTGAGGTGAACCATGGTGTCTCAAGATTATCAGGCCGAACTCGTCCAGCTTCTTGCTCAGAGTGATCCGGAAACGCTCAAGGAACTCATGAGGCTTGGAGTCCTTGGCGAAGAGCAAGTACAGATGCTCCAACAGCAACAGACAGCCGAGGCGTTGCGCAGCACTCCTTTGCCCCGCGGAGAGATGAGGGGCCGAGTGTACGTGCCTGCGAGTGGAATGGAAAACGCACTTGCATTCTACGATCGGATCCGAGGTGAGGTTGGAGCGGCCGGCGCGCGTAGCCGGCAGAAAGAGATCCTTGGAGAGAAGACGGCCGGCCGGATGTCCTATCTCGACCTCCTTAAGCGTCAACAGGGTGATCGGCCCGCTGAAGAGCCGATCAAGGCTCCATTCGAATTCTAAGGGCAATCATGGGCATCGACAATCCATATGAGTTTCTCACGGCGGACGAACCCACGGCCAAGGAACAGGCGGCGGCCACGGTCGCGGCCCTGCGTCGCCAGAAAGCGCTCGGAATTCTCGGTGCACTCACCGGAGATCCTGTGTTGTCGAAGGTCGGGGCCGGGATGATGGAGGAAGCGGCCCGCGGCGAGGAAAAGCTTTCCGGATTTGCTGGGACTCGCCTGTCAAAGGCCCTTGAGCTCCAAAAAATGAGGCAAGAGGGAGCACTCAGGAAAGAGGCACTCGCTCGTCAGTCTCGAGAGCAGGCGGCGCTCGAGCAACATCGGCAAGCTCAACTCGGGATCCAACGCGGAGAACTTGGCCTCCGGCAGGCCGACTTCGGCCTGAAGCGTCGACAATTTGAGGCTGGGGAATGGCGGACTCAGAATGATCCTGCGACGGGCGGGATCATCAAGTACAACAGCCGCACCGGAGAGACGGTGGCGCTTGGGCCTGGAGGTGGGGCACCTGGGGCAAAGACCGCTGGTTCGGGTGTTGGTCCAGTCGGGAAGCTCACGGAGAGCCAGGCGAACGCTGCGTTTTTCATGCAACAGGGAGTGAACGCATTCAAACAAGCCAGAGCAGCGCAGGCGAAGGGCGGGATCCTCCCTGGAACCGGCGTAAAAGGAAACGTCGAGGCTCTCGGTTGGGCGGCGCGTCCATACGCTCCCAGTATGGTACCCGAAAACATGCAGACTCGGCAATCGCTCCTGCTGTCTCTCGCAGAGCCGATCGTGAGGGCTGAATCTGGAGCCGCTGTTCCGCCAGAGGAGGTCCGAAGGTTGGCAATCAGATATGTCCCAAGCCCAGGAGAGCCCAGAAGCGAACAGCTCCGCAAGCTCGACGCGTTGGCGGGATCTTATCGATCCCTTCAGCGCAAGGTTGGACCGGCCGAAGCCGCAAACTTTGAGCCGGCACTTCGAGAGATTGAGTCTTGGGTCGAGCAAATCAAGTTTGGAGAGGGCGCGGGGTCTTCAGCGGCGCCGAGCGGTCCGGTTCCTCTCGCAGACCCAAATAGCTACTACGAATAGGAGTCGCGATGGCACAGCAAGACGACATAACTGCCAAGCATTTTGCGGCTTACCAGAAAGCGAAAGCCGCTGGAGATGAAGGCGCGGCCCAGGTGATTCAGGCACGACTCGCCGCGGCCGTGAGGGCTCAGCGAGAAGAAAAACTCATGTCCGAAATGAACGGCCAACAGAGGTTCGCGGCCGGGGTGGGGGCGGGAATGAAAAATGCCCTCATGAACTACAAGGACATCGGCGAGACAATGACCAATCTCGGCCTGAATCCCGCCGGACAGGTCGCTTCTTCTGTAAGTAAATTAACTGGAGGACGAATCCCCAACGTGCTGGCGGCTCCGACAAAAGAAGAGTGGGCCCAGGAAGAAGACATAAACCGACCTCTTCTTACTACGACCCCAGGGAAGGCTGGAAACCTGGTTGGCCAGGTCGCAGCCACATTGCCAATAGGTGGACTTGCGAGCCAGGGAACCAAAATGGCGGTGGCGGGAATCTCTAGGGCGTTGCCGGCCGCGGCTGGTGTTGCATCTCGACTGCTAAAGCCTCTTGCGCAGAACATGATCCAGGGCGCAGCCGCGGGCGGATTCCTCGCCGGCCCGGAAGAGCGCGGATCCGGTGCAGCACTTGGCGCGATAGGCGGAGCGGTGCTTCGCGGGGGAGCAAAGCTCCTTGGGAAGGGCGCTCGAGGGATCATTCAGGCTACTCCAGCGGCTAAGTATCTCCAGTCAAAGGGTGTCGATCTCACGATCGGCCAGCAGGCACCGAGGTCCGCAATTGGTCAGTTCGAAGAAGCGGGCCAATCGGTCGGCGGAATCGGGCCCTCGATCGCTGCTCAACGCCAAGCCGGGCGCGAGGCCTGGCAAGGAGCGATACTCAAGCAGGTCGCGCCGACCGGTACAGCGGTACCGACCACGGGAGATGTTCCGTCTCGACTTGCCTCGGTCTATCAGGGATTCGATGCAGCGTACGCACCGGTAAAAGGAGTCTCGATCTTCCCGGCAATCCATGCGGGCGGAAAAGGTATCCCGCTCCAAGGGTCAAAGGGAGCATTCCGGAAGGCCGTGACGGACCCGGCCGCAATGGCGCCGCGCGATACCCAGATCGCCGTCGATCGGTTCCTTCAGAACGAACTATCGATCCTTCCGACTCCAAAAGGTGCACTGCCCAAGGTGCCGGCCGGCTCTTTGCTCAAGATCCGATCGAACATCCGGGGAGCCATTCGGGAAGCTGGCCAGGCTCAGGATTTTCCACGGGCTCGACTGCTCGAGAATGCGGAGTCAGCCGTCACCGATACGCTTGAGACGCAGTTGCCGAAGGATGCAGCGGCGCTCCTGAGGGCAGCCGACGCAAAGTACGCCCAGTACAAGATCGCAGAGAGCGCGGTCCGACGTGCTGGTGATGTTGGCGAGGGATTTACTCCCTCTCAGCTCTCGATGAGCGTCCGGCAAGGAACCGAGCCAGGCCAGTATGCCCGAGGCGGAGGCGGGGAGCTTCGCAAGTTGGCCGCGGCTGGCCGTGAGGTCTTCGACGTCCGGAGTCCTCCAACAGGGGCTCGATACCTCACGGTTGGCCCGTTCGGTTGGGTGACAGCGCCGGTGTCCGCTGCGGCCAATCAGCCTCTCCCGAAGGCGCTCTTGACGGGCCAGACTGCGGCCCAGCGCAGGGCTACTGCGTACATCGAGGCGTTGAGGAGAGGACTTGGACCGCGTGGCATAAATGCTGTTCGAACCAGTGGTGCAGTCGGAACGGGCGCCACCATGCAAGAGGAATAGACATGGCCGACAAATGGAAGAAGAAGGATGTTGAACTCCCAAATATTGAACTAAACGTGTACCGGGGAGAGACAGAGGCGCCGATTGAGCCGATGGACATCAACCCGGACTCGCCTGGAGCTCTCGGTCTAGACCTCCGGGATCCGAAGACGGCGGCAATGATTGTCGCGCTTCGGAAGCGCCAACCCGCCACAATGGAGTAAAAGGAGCGCCATGCCTCGCAATTCGAGTGGTACCTATACGGCCCCGGCCGGTCAACCTGTTGTTGGCGGGACGGTTATTTCGGCAACGGTGTTCAACAACCTAATCAACGACATCATAGCCGAGATCACGGACTCACTATCACGGAGCGGAAAAGGCGGAATGCTGGTTCCGTTCGAGTTTTCAGATGGAGCAGTTGGAGCTCCCGCGGCTACATTTTCGTCCGAAACGAACAGCGGTCTCTACCGGGCGGGTGCAAACGACATCCGTTTTTCCCTCGCCGGTATCGACCTCATCACCCTTACGGCCGCGCTGATCAAGTTCGTCGCTCGAGTGGCGGATGGCGCCTCGGCCGTTGGTCTCGAGCTCGATACCACCAACGCGATCACAAATGCCGGCGCAAAACTGTTCCGCGTCCTGAACAACGCGGTCGAGAAGTTCTATCTCGACAAGGACGGCAATGTGCTGGGCGGGGGACTCTTCCGGGCATTGGCCGCAGTGGGTGCTACGCTGAAAGGCAATGTTGCAGACGGCGCCTCGGCCGTGGGCGTGATCCTGGACAACGTGAACGCGCTGGCCGACGCAGCGGCGAAGGCGCTGTCTGTTCGATCCGCTGGAACTGAGCGGTTTTCGGTGTTCGGGGCGGGCGGGATCGGCATCGAGGCGAACAGCAAACGGGTAAAGATCGCTGGGCCAGCTACGTTGGCCGCGGACTATGATCTCGAGCTCCCATCCGCGTTGCCGGCGACGACGCAGGTGTTGACGTTGTCACCGGCTGGGCTTGTTGCTGCGTCCGGGGTTCCGACTCCGGTTGCTGCGGGCGACGGGGCGAACAAGGGATACGTAGATAAAACTGCACAAATAAGTGCATCGTCAGGTTCGTTTACGGTTACAGGTGGAACACCGGTAGATGTAACAAATCTATCCGTAACAATAACCACGCGTGGACGCCCAGTTATGCTTGCGCTAATTTCAGGGGAGCCAACCGTTACGCCAAGTTTTCTAGGAGTGGAGGGAGCAGCTGCAACATCAATAATTTTATGGATATATTTTTTCCGAGACTCCACGGAAATATCAAGGACCTATGGAATTGAACGACATGGAGCATCGCTCGATGTTGATATCCTTGTTCACAATAGTATTCTCCACATAGACACGCCATCGGCCGGAACATACACGTATAAAGTGCAGGCCGGTGCCGCTCCGAGCGTAACAGGTCATGTGCGCGCGATGAAGCTTGTGGCTGTAGAGCTATAATCCCGCCCGATAAACGTGACGCCATCCCAAAGCCGATCCAGGTGCTTGTCGTCACCGATCAGCACATGAAGAAACTCATGGTTAAGCGCAGTATCCTCAACCCTGTCCGGAGTCCATTCATTCCAAACGGTGCCATTCGGCGCAAGGCTCTCCGGATAGTCGGTTGCGATGTCAATCCACGGCCCGTGATGGCATCCGGTCGTCATGTACGGAGATCCATCCTCATAGGTTCCGCATTGGACCATCCCGGACTGGAACACGACCACGATCCAACGGAAGTCCTCCTCTGAATGATCTGCGTACTCCGCTACGGCCTGCGCGATGGCGTCCACCCGCTCCCCGAAGTCCGGCGCATAGGTCCACTCAGCAGCGCCGGGCTCAACCTTGATCCCGATCCCGCCCTCGGTCCAGTAATCGGGCTCAGGCGCGTCGTAGCCAGGACCGCACGCGAGCATCGCCACGGCGAGCAGGATCGCACGGGTCATGGCTGGCCTCGATTCGCCCAATCGCACTCGTATTCCTGGCAGGCCGGTAGGTCCTCGAGGTCATCCGCTCGGCCGGCGGCCGGCAGGGACAGCGCGCAGATGATGGGGATCATCACGACCCAGCGGAGCATCAGGTAAGCGCAGACAAAGGCGAGGAGCAGCCCGAACGCGACTGGCCAGAAACCGAACACGGCGATCGTTGCAGACACTGCGACTAGGACAATAAGTGCGATCTTCATGGCTTTCTCCTTGCTTCGTGGTCTACGATCCGGTGCCACCTCTCGCGGCCCCGGACCTCGGTGACGACCTCCCACCACGGCAGCCCGTGCGCCCGGCACCATTCGCCCGCCTCTCGGAGGGTCGCCAGCAGGCGCTCGATCGTCCTCGGCCGGTCATCCAGCCGGCGCGCGAGTTCCGCGGATTGGAGCGGCTCGCAGCGGAGCAGGGTCGTTGCCACGTAGGAGCGTAGGCTGCGGGTGAGTTGCTTTGTCGGCTTGGTCGGTCTCATCCTTGTGTTCTCCTCAGCATGTTTTCCGCGGCGCGAATATCAATTCGATCCTGGAGATCGTCCTCGACCTGGTGCCGCTGGCCGCGCAGCACACGCCAGATCGTGATCCGGCCGACCTGGTACTCGGCGGCCAATTCCGCCACGGTTGGGGCCGTGGGCGAGACGTAGGCCGAGCGAATAGCTCGGGCCGCGTCCTCGTCGAGGTGACCTTTCCGGCGAATAGCACCAGCGACCTCCCGATCCTGCCAGCGGCGCATGTTGTGAGCATGACACAGCCCTTTCGAGTGAGCCTTCCGGGGGCACCCCTCTATCGAGCAGGGTGCGCGCTGTCGAGAGCCCCACGGCGGTATTCGCAGCCGTATGAATTTCTCTTTATGAGGCTTGCCCGTGAGTCGAGCGCCGTAGCACCGCTCACACCCTAGCGTTCTTCCGTGTCGCAGGTTGGACGATTGGCACGCGGAGCGACTACCGCAGTCACACTCGACGTACCAATATACTGCGCCGAACGGACCGTACGGCGCACGGCCAGTCACCATCCACTGGCCGAAGCGGGTGCCGATCGGGATATCGATCGCTGGATGACCGGGTGTACCACGTAGCGGTGAGAGGATCCCCTTGGTGAGCCATTGCTGATAGTGCGCATGGCACATGCCGCGTGCCCTGGGCACGCGGTCACATCCATTGAATGCGCAGTATCCACCGCCCGTCATTTTGCCCTTTCGTCGCTTCGCTACCCGGCGGAGAGCGAAGCCGCGGGGCGATCCGGAGATCGCCCGAGTGGTTACTCCGAGTAATAGAAGCGGTACCGGGTCACGGCCTTCGGCGCCGTGATCGTCAGCACCACCCCGGTGTGCCGGGCAGCTTTCGCCGGTTCCCCGTCCTCGTCCTGCTCGTCGCTCGGGGCGGGTTCAGTTATTCGCTGCACGCGCGAGACCTCGATCGTGATCCACGCCGGGGCCTTGGCCGCCGCGACGGCCGTCACGAGCTGCGCATGGAGCTGGAGCGCCACCAGGGAGGGACTGGATCGCTCCTCCCACTCGTAGTCGGGCTTGTCGTAGTCCGTCCTGTCCGTCTCGGGCAGGGACGCCTCGACTGCGTCGAGCACCGCCTTGCGCACGTCGTACCCCTGCGCGGCTGCGAGCTTCGCCGCCTCGCCGGCCGCTCCGGTGAGGGCGTAGTCGCGGTACCGCTGGAGCAGAGCCTCCTCCTCGGCGGCCACGGCCGCTTTGCGCGCCGCGCCGACTGCCTTCTCTCGCTCGTCGATCTCGTCCAGTTCCTCGCGCGACAGATACACTCGCAGCGGACCGGTGGCGCCGTACCTCCTGATTTGCTGGTCGGCGTACTGCTTAGGGTGCGCGCGCATCTCAGCGAGCAGCCCCTCCGCCTGAGCGCGGCACTGCACTTTATTCGCCGCCGCTTTGGACTCGAGCGCTGCCCTGCGCGCCGCGAGCTCGGGTGCACCCCAGGGAGCCGTGGTGTAGTTGATCACGCCAGGTCGCTCCTTGAGGCACGTCCCCAGGTCCTCGAGCAGCTCCTCGTCTGGCGTAGCGAGGATCGCCGCGATCATCTCCTGGTGGTCGCGGGCCTTTTTTGCCTCCTCCTCCAGGCGTTTCGCGCGACGGTACTGGAGTGCCTCGCGGACTCCGGCCAGGCCGTCGCTGTCGGTGATGGTCTCGGTGAGCAGGACCCCTTTCTCGCCGTCCCGCTCATAGCCGGTCCCGAGACGCAGGAGTTCCTCCCGCTCCTCGGGCGTAAGTGCTGCCACGTCCGCGTCACTCAATGTGACTACCTGGTCTCCATAGCTGGTCCGCCCAGCCGCGATGGCCGATTTCTGCGACACGCTGATCTTGATTCTGGTCTGTTCCATGGTCACTCCTTGTGAGTCCCGGCTCCGTGCCGGGGTTGGGCTCCCTGAGCCCGCGGGGAGGCTCGTCTCACGAGCCGTCCCGTAGGCGCCCCTGGGGAGGGGCGGGAAGGCGGTCAGTACCCCATCCTCCGCTCCTCGTAGCAGCTCTGGCATTCACCGGAGCGGAGGATACGGTCACCGTCCACGTAGCCGCGCGCATTGCGGCGCTCGACGTGGCCACAGGCGACGCACTTGCGGGGACGGTAGCTGGAGGAGCTGGAGGAGCTGGAGGACTTCGCGGGGGCACCGCTGACCAGGGCGCGGGCCTCGTCTGCCCTGGCGACCGGGACCATCCACGCTTTCGCGTCGGGGTTCCATCGCCCGCCGAGGGCGCGGAGCTGATCCTTGACCGAATAGGTATTGCCGCTGATCGCTACGGTGCTGCTGGTGGTGGTCGTCATGGTGGCCTCCTTGGCCTTGGTCGCTGTCCGCCTCCGTGGCGTGCAGCATGATCAGACTATACGTCTACTGGAGACGCACGTCAAGGGGTGTCGCGCGATACCAACGTCTATTCGGCGCCCTATCCCGCGCCTGGAAGGCCTGTAAAACGCACGAGGATCGGTTCTGCAGGGCGATCGGGAGGGGAGGGGTAGAGGCGGATGATGGCGGACCTCGCTGGTCACCCCGACCACGGATCGTCCTCCACTGGGGTCCTCTTCGGAGCCGGCCGATCCCGCTCCGCCCTCGTCCGGCGCACGAAATCATCCCTCGCTGTGGCCGCTCGAGCGCGCTCGGCTGAGCGGAGCCATGCCTGTTCGCAGTCGCGACACAGCGAGCTCGTGTGCCCCTCGCTCGGGTGCGCTCCGGGCTGGTTGCAGATGGCGCAGGTCGCCTCTGGGGGAGGACGGATCATTAGTGATCCTTCGGCGCCTCGAGTAGTCGGGCCGCGCTCCCCTCAAGTAGGACTCCAAGCCGAGGAAGTGCGATCTCGGCGATCGTCTTTCCGTTTCGGTCCTCCAGGAACGGCAGGAAGATCGTCTCAACGTCAATCAGCCCAGAGTCAACGGCATTTAGGGCGGCCTTGAGCCAGAGCAGGAGCACGCGGCGCAGATCGTCCTCGAGGTCGGGCCAGGCGGTCACGTCATCCCCTCTTGATCCCTACGGCCTCAGTCATCGGACCCTTCGCCTTCCTCCTCCTGCGCGCGGGTAACTTTCACTTTTTCCTTCCCTGGAGTGCGAGTTACCGTGAGCGGAGGGATCGCGTTCATGTCGCGATAGACCTCAATATTGTGCTTTTTCATCACTTCCAGCAGCGCGTCGTGCGCCTCGGACTCCGCGTCCGTGAGCTTCATCCGCTCGTCTCGAGCCTCCACGTACGCTTCGGCGGCAGAGTCTATCTCTACAATTGTCGGCTTCTCGGTGCCCTGGATCGTTAGTTGCCTTCGTGCCATGGTGTTCCCTTTCTGTTGGTGAATGGTGGTGCTGCCTACTCCGTCTCCGCAAGCTCGGCCGCCCTGCGCTTCTCCTCTTCGGCTGAGGATTCGAACGGGATGTCGTCTTTGGGCGCATCGGCCTTCTGGGTATTCCTGATCGCCGCCTTGACCGCGGCCGTCCCTTTCTTCGGGGTGCTCATGCTCGTCGGGTCGATCCCCGGATCAAGCGCATTGCTCGCCTTGTCCGCAGCTCTTGAGCCCCGCTCGAGCGTCTCTGCCCACCGCGCGTCCATGACCTCGGCCCAGGTCGTATCGCCGTCCTTGATGGCCGTGTAGATCCCGCGCAGTTCCTCCATCTCGGCGGGCTGTATTGCGTCGGCGGGATGCCTGAGCCATTCGCAGACCGCCTCGGCTGTGACGCCCTGAGCGCGGAAAGCGTCGAAAAGCTTGTTCTTCGCTGCGTCCGGGTTCTCCGCGTCGCCCTTCTTGCGGGTTGCGCGCACCGCCGCCATGCACTCGTCGATAAGCCACCCCGGGATCAGCCTGAGTCCCGTCGTTCGGAGCGCCTTCGACACGAGCGCGTTCTCGGTGTTCAGGATCTCGTCGTCGGTCGCGAGACGGATATACACCGTCTGTCCGTCCTTGTTCTTGCGCGACCGGAGCACGGTGTCGACGTCCTGCACGCTCCGGCGCTCGACCGTCTTCTGGACCGTCACATCCTTGCTGTGGGTGACGTTTGTCTCGATGTCGGCCACGATCACGCGCAGTATCCGCTTCTCGGCGTCATCATAGATTGCCGGCGTCTCGATCGCGATATTGCCCATGTTCTGGAGCGCAGCCTCGGCGAAGCGAATGGACGGGCCCTCGATTCCCTTGCCGACCGGCTTGCGATAGATCGCCACGGCCGCGAACGAGGGCCGCTCACACTCCAGGAGTAGCTTCTGCCGGACAAGGTCGAGATTGCGCGGCTGCCGAATGGCGATCTCGTACCGGGCCGAGACGAGCGCTTTCGCCTGCGCGGCCAGCACCATGGCGGCGGTCTCGTTCGTGGCGGTGAGGCCCTGCGGCTCCGCCTTCGCGAGTGATTGAGGGGAATATGATCCTGCGGGATTGTTGCTCATGATTGCTTGGCCTCCTTGGCCGTTTTCAGGATGAGTGGTCGATTGCCTGGTTTGCTTCCCGTGAACCTTCGCGCCCTGATCCGCCGTAGGGCCTTTGGTTTGGCTCCAGCGAGATAGGCCAGACGCTCCAGATACGCGATATATCCGTCATCGTCGGCGACGGAAGATGGCTTGTTCTGTCGGTAATGAAGCCGAGAGCCAGGAAGCACGAGGCCCGCGTTCTCACCGATCAGGTCGCGCAGTCGATTGCCGTGGAGCGCCTCGAGCGCCTCGGCGTCTTTCTTCGCTTCCTTGGCGAGGGCGAGCAGATTGACCGATGCCACAGCCTTCTCGCAGGAATCCGGATCGAGATCCTTTACGTCGAGGTACTTTTCGAATCGCTGCGCCCGTGACCTCAAAAAGCGCGTCCACTCGTCCGAGCCGTCAACTGGAGGTGGAACGTCTGGGACGACATGCCGTTCCCAGAAGTCCGTCGCGGCCTCACGGCACGCGGAGATCACTTCCTCGTCACGCTCGACCCGGTAGATCACAAGCCGATTGCCGCCGAATAGCGCGGCCAGATCCGCGATCGGTGCGCCGGTGACCTCCATTTGTCCATGGAGCTGCACGACGAGCCGTGGTGGAACCTGATCGGTGTACGGCTCGCCCCACACGACCGGATCCTGGTAGCCGATATTTTTCGCGTCGATTGGCCGGCGATCCCCGCCCTGGAGTCGCGCGTCCAATGAAGCACCAAGATGCTTGCAGGTCGTGGACCGGGCCAGCTCGTACTCGTCAACGAGCTCTATTGGCTGTCCCTCGCGCTCCGCGTACCCGACAAGGATCGCCTGCTGCAATCGCTGACCCCAGATCATCCGCTCGATCGGCTCGGCCGGCTGTTCGCTTCGCCCCATCTTCTCTAGCCATTCACCCATCGGCGAACCGTATGCGTCCGGGATCCGCATAATCGAGGCCAGTCCGGTAGCGGTCACGACCTCACGGCGCGCGGCCAACCAGGCAGAACGTCGATCCTTTCCTTCAGGCCTCACGATCTCGTCAGCCATCACTTCACCTCAAGAAAACCCGGGTGAGCGGTGGGATAGACCTCTCACGAGGACTCCGCCCACCCGAGCCCAGCGCCGCATCCAGCTACGGCACCGGAAACAATCCCGGCACGGCCAATCCGCATCGGGCGACCCCAACCGGCAGACTGGGGTCAAAGGCCATCATCGCTTCTCGAGCTCGATCGCGCGGATCGACATCTGCCCGTCCAGAGCACTCTCGAGCTCGAGCCGGTGCACGCCATTCGCGCGCATCAGCTCCGTGAGCCCCTTGAGCTTCTCCGTCACCCGGCATTGTCTTCCGGGTTGTGCGGCCGCGTTCTCAATCTGCGTCTCTTGTCCCTGCATGTTTCCCTCCTGTGATGTGAGTTCTGCTATTTCCCCCTCCAACCTCATGCACCGATCCTCGGCCGCGATCCGCCGCTCCTTCTCGAGCAGGTAGACCCCATTCGAGTGCCATTTTCCACGCTCCGCAACTGACACGGCCACATTCCGCTGCACCTCGGCTTCCGCCACGAGCGCGCGGCCTGCCAGCTCTACTTCCTCTGCGCGCCTCTCGGCCGCCTCGCCTGCGTCGAGGGCGGCTGAAATCACGTCCTCAGGATCGTCACCGAGTCTCGCGCACCGGGCGCTTGGGTTTTCTGGCAGTGGTTGCGCCAATCGTTCCAGCGCATTCCTCGCCTTCTCGTACACACTCTCTTCCGGGCTCACGTCCGCCTCCATTCCCCGGCCTCAAACTCGCGCGCAATCTGGCGGAGCACGTCGATCGCCTCCTGAAGCTCGGCCGCGTTGGATGTGCTCGTGATAATCCGGATTGCGTGGCCCGGCGCGCATTGGTCACAGAGCAGCTCCCCGCCGAGCGAGTGATAGCGCCCCGCGTCAATCGCGCCCTCGCAATCGCTGCATATCCGCTCACGGCATGGCGCGAGCGGTCCGCCGCGCTCGTCTAGATGGTCGTGCACGTCCTGGCCGATTGACTCAATCATGGTCGGCCTCCGTCGAGCGCTTGATACTTTCGCCAAACACAACAACTAGATCCTTCCGGTCTGTGACATATCCAGCGACAACAACCGGCTCCCGATCCTTTCGCTCGATCCGGACAAGGCTCTCGAGCGTTTTTTTCGAGCAGGTCCATGGCGTCCGCGGCCATCGAGATCGCGTCATGGAGGTCGCATCGGCCGGTTTCCGTGTTCGCGGGCCGCTGGCAATCCGAATACGCCTTGCATTTTTTCTGGTTGGTCATGGTTCGGCCTCCAGTAAATGCAATACCTCGCGCCCCCGACTCGACACCTTCGGGACCGGAGATCGGGTCGCGGCCTGGGCGGCCGCACGGGCGCAGCACGAAGCCACAAGGATCTGGAGGCTCGACGGTCCAGGCAGGAACAGCGTGTAGACCTGGCCCCGCGCCCGCTCTTTGCACCAATCACATTGATCTTTGGGGCTTATCTTCTTCGGACTCATCTCACTATCCCGGGGAGTGACTCGAACAGGGCGGCAACATCCTGGAGCCGGCCGTGTGCGTGGCGGATAGCCAGCATCTGACGGTCGATTGCACCGCGTAGCATTTGGCCCGCCATCCTGGCCGCGCCTACGAGCACGGCGGTAGCTACCTGTGCATCTGGCTTGAGCCGCGCCTGAGTGAGGCCCGACTCCGCTACGATCACGGCACCACTCGCGATCAACTGGAGAAGCGCTCTCGCATTCTCCCGTCGTGATGCAATCCGGCACGTGCAGCCATGGTCACCCGGACAACCAGCCTCATGGTCCAGGTCCGGCGCTATCGCCTGGAGCTGCTTTGCCTCCTCGATCGCGGTCGACATCAGCTTTTCGGCTCGCTCTCGCGTGATCGCCTGGAATGTGATCGTGGTTGTCATGACATCACCTTTCGTTGTTCTGTGCGGGCCAACTCCATCAACTGCATGTGAAGTGTGAGGCGGAACTCGCGTACGGCGGAGAGCTGCGCCTCGAGCTCGACGGCCTCGGCTCGCGAGGTTGCCGACTCGATCCTCCGGCGCAGATCCCGGTGTCGCGCGAACAGGTCGCGATAGGTGATGTCGGTCACGAGCGCCACCTGGTCGACCGCTTCGCCTGCCGCCCAAGATCCGCGATCACGTCCGCCAGTAGTTTGTCGAGCGCTTTGGTCAGGTCTCGCCTGTCCCGCTCGAGCTCAAGCAGCCGGCGGAATTCGTCGAACGTCGTTCCGACTGGGATCGTGCGCTCTGAAGGTCCCTCGGGAGCAAGGGCCCCGGGGACCGGAGCGCTACTCCCCGAGGAAGGAGATTCCCCCGAGGGACCATCACGACGCGCGATCTTCGAGCGCTCCGAAATCCCCTCTAGGCGGGTAGCCGACTGGGATCCCTCCCTGTTCGGGACCCGGGGATTCCTGTTGGGGATTCCGCAGCGCTCGACCTTCTTCTTCATGTTGTCCTCCCAGCACGTTCAACCTCTGACTCGATTACTGACAGTAACTGCTCTCTGGTACGGACTACTCGCTGCTCCGATTTGAGCTTCATCATCGAGGTGGCCATCGTCGACCACCTGAGCCGCTCATCGACCCGCACCGCTATCTCGAGTGCTACGATCGCGTCCGATACCGTCACGTGAGCGCCTCCGTTAGGGTGCGGCCGATCAGATCAAGGATGGTGTCGGCAGAGGTAGTCATGACCGCACCGTCTGCCCGTGCTCGGTATGGGACTCGAGCTTCAGTACGAGTTCATGAAGCGCTGCGGCTGTGGCGGCCGTCGTGCGCTGGCAGGCGTCGACAATGTTGGCCGTGCTCTGGACCAGCGCTGCGAGCTCCGACTGCGTCATCCGTACCGGGTACTGCTGCTTCGTCTGCGGGGTCGTCATTTTGTCCTCGTGCTTACTGAAAGCGTCTATCCAAGATCGAGTATGCACGAACGTAAATATGATGTCAAGAAGGAGAAGGAAAAAATGAACCCCTTGACCTCGAACGATGTGCGCGCGTAAATATGCGTCATGGACCTAAGGAAATATCTCGACCGGAAAAAAATGCGCCCTTTTGAGTTTGCGGCGTTGTGCGGCGTGAGTCGGCCCGCCGTATCGATGTGGCTACATGAGTATCGGACACCGGATTTGACCAGCGCGCTGAAGATCGCTCATGCCACCAAAGGTGAGATCCCGGTCGAGGCCTGGAAGAAGAAGTCCAAAAGAGCAGCATAACTGGAGGTAAAAATGCAGGTACGTCAAGGTGATGTATTTTTGGAGTCGTGCGATGAACCCGAAGGTTTGGAGCAGGTCGATCCATCCGGTGATCGGGTGATCCTGGCTGAGGGTGAGGCCACGGGTCATTACCACGCTGCGTCAGCGTCTGACGCGGTGCTGCTCGCGAAGGGAACTGAGCGATTTCTTCGAGTCGTTCGGCCGACCATGCTAAAGCACGATGAACACCGAGAGATAAAGCTCCCAGCCGGAACGTTTCGGGTCGTCCGTCAAAGAGAGTATTCACCAGGCGAAATCCGGCAGGTTTCGGACTAGCCATGAAAAAAATCAAACGTCTCACGCCTGAGCAAACTGCGCGGTTCTCGGAGTTCCGAGATCGTTGGTTGGCGATCGGCCTATCCGCAGAACCAGCCGATCGGCCACGCGCAGAAGCAGCGATCCGAGAGATTTATCGATTGGGTGGACTTCCTCCGCCGCGGAAGATTGTGTGGTGCGGATCTCCACTCTCGCAGGGATTGACTAGGACGATTGTTCTTGACCGGAAATTTAGGGCTTCGGTCCGGGCTTCGGTCCGGGCTTCGGTCTGGGATTCGGTCGGGGCTTCGGTCGGGGCTTCGGTTTATG